GGCCCTCGCAGCGTCTTCTTGAATGGCACCGCCTTGTACCCTGGCGGCGGAGTCAGACACCGGCACTTGAGCTCGATCTGGGACGCGAGTGATAGGAAATGCTTCGACATGAGTCCCCCCAATCGCCATGCCGCAAGGGCATGGCTTACAGCTCCGCCTCAAGGGCCGCGGTGTCGAGCTTGTACTCGCTGGCCTCGCCGCGCTCGATGCTGGCGCCGGGGACGACGTGGCCGGCAGCGATGCGCCTGGTGACGGCGTCCTTGACGATGCTCTCGCTGACCTTGATCAGGTCGGGGTAGCCGTTGTCCTTGGCGTATTCGATCAGCGCCTCGGCGTCCTCGATGATCAGCCGGGTCGATGTGCGCAGGCCGTACTTGCCCCAGGGCGTGGTCCGCATCCTGGGCTTCTGGAAGTCGTCACGGTGGGCGTGGACGAAGGCTGACAGTTTGGCCTCGGCGAGCTCGACGTACTGGCGGGCCTTGGTCGTGTCCAGGGCGAGCTGCTCGCGGATCTCACTGATCTGCTTCTCGGCCGCGGCCTCGCGGCGCAGGATCTCCAGGCGGGCGTCGAAGATGCCGTGCAGAAGATCGTCGGCATCGGCACAGGTCGTATCGCGGGCGTCGGTGAGTCTCTCGGGCATGGGCATCTCCTTGGGATTGGCCTTATCGGACGGATCTGACGGATCGGACGGATCGGACGGATCGGGTCTTTCAGACGGCTGGTACTCAGTCGGCATCCCAGCGGTTGAGCGACTCGCGGAAGTCACAGGCGGCGCGCAGGTGGGCGACGTTCAGGGCCTCGCTCTTGTGCTGGGCCAGCAGCGCGGCCTGGCGCAGCAGGGTGAAGAGCACGCGCACATGGCCCTCCCCGCCAGCGATCCGCCGGGCCTCGGCGATCAGGTCTGCCTTGGGGTCGTCGGTGAACGCCGCGCAGATATCGGCCGCTTCGTCGCGAGTCACCTTCTCGGGGATCTTCAGCGTGACCGCGATGCGCCCGGCGAGCTGCTCGAACCACTCGCGCATGCGCCCGCCGCGCATCTCGGCGGGGAAGATGTCCGTGGCGATCAGGACGATGCCGCAGCCGCAGGTGTCGTGCAGCCGGCGGATGAACTCGATGGGGGTGATGTTGTTCGCCTTCGCGGGCAGCAGCCGCGCCACCTCATCGAAGATCAGGGTGTGGCGGTAGTCGAAGCTGCGCTCCAGGATGTTCATCAGCTCCGAGTTCGGGTGGTTCAGCCCCACGCCGGCCGCCTTGGCGATGGCCTCCATCAGGCCGCGCAGCCCACCCGCCACCTGGCACTCGACATAGTTGCTGAAGCCGTGGTTGTTCATGCGCCGCCACTCGCGCGCCGCGTGGCTCTTGCTGCGGCCCGTCGGCCCCACGATCATGGTGATCGCGTTCTGCTTCTTGGCGATGTCCATGGTCGCGTGGATGCGCCGGGTGACCACGGTCTCGACGAACTGCGTGGAGCCGCGCAGCGTCTCCCGGTTGCGGAGCTGCTCGAGACGCGCGCAGAACTGGGCGATGTCAGCCGGGTACACCCCGCGCCAGACGCGCGTGATCGTGGTCCAGTCGACCTTCAGCCAATCCTCGAGTGCGGACCGACTCCCGTGCAGGGCGTCGATGCAGTACCCGTGCAGCCAGAGCAGCAGATCCTGCTGCTCCTGGGTGTACTTGCCGATCCCCTGCAGGATCTCGGTGCGCGGGACATTGATGTGGTCCCCGCGGCGCGCCCCCACGAATCCGCCCGTTCCATTCTCGTCGCTCATGACCCGAACCCTCCCTGGTTGATGTCAGCCAGCAGCGCGAAGTCCGCGGCCGAATGCCGCGGCGGCTCTGCCGGCGGTGCAGACTCGGTATCGTGTCCCCCCAGCAGGCGCTCCAGGAGCGCCGCGTCGGCGCGCGAAGTGGGGGTTGAGGGGACGGGAGCAGCCACTTCCGGTACCGGCGGCAGCGTCGCCAGGCTCGTGCTCTTGCCGTCCTGGATGGCCGCCAGGTGGCGGTAGATGTGCGCCGGACCGGTGACGCTGCGGACCTGGCCCTTCTTCTCGAGCTCGACGGCGCGGCTCCAGTCGATCTGCAGGCGGTCCATGCCGGCCAGGCCGTAGGTGCCCGCCGTCGCGTCCTCGATCGCCGCCGTCAGCGCCTTGCGCTGGATGGCCTGCTCCCGGAGTTCCGCCTCCAGGTCGGCTCCGCCGGCGAGCGCCGAGACCAACCGCTTCAGCTCGAGCTCCGCCATCAGCCTGCCCTTCAGGTCACAGGCGAACGCGGCATGGTTCACCGGATCCACCCGCAGCACCACGCGGCTGCCGACATACGGCCACAACGCGCGCGACTGCCAGTCGGCACCCTTGTACACCACCGTGCCGCCCGCCCGCACCATCGGGCAGGCTACCGGGATCGCCAGGCCGAGCCGAACCGACTGCACGTCCAGCAGCGGCCCGCCGGTTCCCGGCGCCCATACCTCGGCCGGGCTGTGCCCTTTGAGGATCCGGCCCTTGCCGTGGCGCTGGTGGTAGACCTTCGCGACCCACTCCTCCCAGGCCTTGACGAACTGGCCCAGGGTCGGCAGCTCCCCAGGGTTCTGGCTGTAGTAGTTCGCCTTGTCTGGCCGCTCGATCGGGTTGCGCCCGCGATAGCTTGCCCAGAGCTTGGTGAACATGCCGCAGACCGTGCCGAAGATGCGCTCGACCGTCTTTGCCCGCGCGTTGTAGGCGTTGCTCCGGCGCGCCGTGCAGCCCAGGTCGGCGATGCTCTGCAGTTCCAGCCCCGGCGCGTTCGCGTCGGTCCAGGGCGAGGTGAACCCCTGCAGCAGGAAGTCGCTGCCGCGGTCCGTCAGCAGCCCGGCCGCGCAGTGCATGCGGTTCAGCAGGATCCCATTGCGCAGCGCTTCCAGGATCGTGCGGTGATTCGGGTTCCCCTCCGTGATGCACCATCCGACGATCGCCAGCGATCGGCCGTCGAGCCAGGCCGTGATCCAGGGCCGCACCGGCTTCCATCCGTCGCCATCCGGGACCTTGATCATGGCGTCGAACTGGTGGTGGTCGCCGATCCACACATCATTCGGCGCCACCGCATCCCAGCTCCGGGTGATGTGGCCGACGACGCGGTTGCGCGCCCACTCCGGGCCGCGCCGCGCGCACTCGGCGCGCATGCGCACGTCCGGGTGCTTGTACCAGTGGCGTACCTGGTGCAGCCTCGGCACGTCCGCAATGCCGCTGCGGCGGCAACTCATCAGCGCGTACTCGTACGCAGTCGCCAGGCTGAACTGCTCCCCGCTCTCATAGAACCCGGCGAGGATCGGCCAGAACCGCGCATCGCCATCCCGCTCGCGCCGGCCGTTCGCCCAGCGCGGCAACAGCGCGTCGCGATTGTCCCAGGCGATCTGGCCGTTGCCGTGCGTGCCCAGGTCCCGTCTCCACTTGCGCAGGTTGAAGACGCTGAGCAGCTCCGCGATCGCGGGGAAGTCGGCCTTCGCCGTCACCCTGACCAGAGCCACGGCATGCTCGTCGCTGCGGGCCTCGCCGCCCTGCTTCAGCTCCTCGCAGCGCTTGACGAACTGCCAGCGCTCATTGCCGATGGCGACATACTGCGGCGGCGGCCCGGCCTGCCGATCGGCGCGCACCAGGGCCGCGCCCTGGATATCGGCCCGGATCAGTGGCGCGGGCGCTACGACGGCAGGCAGGGCCACGGCGGCGCTGCCGTTGGGGTCGCGGGGGCTGGCGATGGAGAGCAGGACTGGCATGGTGGGCTCAGGCCTTGAGTGCTTTCGGGTTGGCGGCGAGTTTCTCTGCCGCGTCCGCCATCAGGCGGAAGTTCGCGGCGACGTCCAGGAGCTGCTGTCCGTGCATGCGCTCGACCATCGCATCGCACACGGCCAGCGAGCGCAGGAAGACGTTGGCGGCCTGGTCGGCATCGTGGATCGCGAGCGCAGCGCGTTCCCCGACCGTCTTCTGCCAGGCGTGGATCTCACCGATGCCGGCCGCCGGCGTCGCAAAGAGCAGATCCAGGAAATCCTCCTGGGTCTTGCAGACGGCGGGAATGGCTTTGGTAGCCGGCGCCTCGTCGCCTGGCTCTCCGGCCGCCTTCAGCCAACGGTTCACCGCGGCGCGGACTTCGTCGCGGCTGAGGTGGACTGGCATCGCCTTCTCGAGGAAGGGGCCAAGAAGGTTCTGCGGCAGACGGGAGATCGCCAATACCTTGTCAAAGTGCAGATCGCAGAGTGTGGCGTGCCACACTCCAGGCATGGGGCGCAGCAGCAGGCTGCCGACGGAAGTCATGTGATGGAGGTGCGCCTTCTCCCATCCCCAGCGCTCGCTGCAGGCGCGAATCCAGTCCGATGGATCGGCAAAGTCAGCGCGCCCCTCGGCCACCAGCATGGCGATCCAGAGCGTCAGCCGCTTGCCGACACCCATGCACTGGTCAACCATCGCCGCCTTCGCCTCCCATCCGGCCGGCATTGGCGGAAGGGTTGGCAGAGACGAGAGCGACGGCAGAGACACGGCGTCCGGAGCGGCTGCGTTCTCAACGGCTGCAATGGCGGTGCTCTTCTTCACGCGCGCGTCTCCTTACTTCCCGCCGTCCGCAGGACTCCAGTTCGGTCCGAGCTTCCGGGCGCAGTTGCGGCAGACCTGAAAGACCAGACCGGATACCCCGATCATGATCTTCCAGCCGCGGGCCGCGAAGCAGCCGTCGACTGCCGCCGCGCCGTCCTTGCTGGACGCGCCGATACCGGAGTAGGCGCGCGTGCCGCACATGTCGCACTCGACCCGCTCGACGGTCATGGTCGCGAAGCAGTACTCGGATGCCGGGGCCTGCGCGCTGCGGGTGGGGGTGGATGCCTTGGCCATGGTCAGTCGCCCTCCTCGTCATTGGGGTCGGTCTCGACGAACACCTGATCCTTGAAGGCCTCGCGGGCAGCCAAAAGGCGGCGGGTCAGGTGATCGCGCTCGATGGTCTGCCGGATCGCCCGGCGGATGAACTCGCTCATGGTCTCGCCCTGCTCTTCGGCGTGCTGGCGGATGGTCTCCAGGAGTTCGCCGGAGAGGCGGATCGGCGGCAGACGGTAGGCCTTGTATGTACGGGGAGCGCTCACGGGTGCGAAACCTCCGGTTTCTGCACGGGCGAGGCTGGCGCGGATGTACACGGCGCCAATGCCGCGACCCGGTAGTTCCACGGGTTGAGTTCGCAGAGGGTGTACTTGCCGGCGCCGAACAGGCGCTCGCAGAGCGCCACCGCGGCCACGCGCGGGTGGCGCCCTTCGGGGATCGGCTCGCTGTCGGTGCCGCAGACCACGTGCCGGCCGCGGACGGTGATGGCGCGCAGGGGACTCATGAGTTGTCGCGCTCCGCGTGGTTGACGTCGACCATCCAGGTGTAGCTGTTGAACTCGCGCAGGGTGTACGCGCGGCCCATGGCGACCTTCTTGGCGCAGGCTTGGACGGCGCACATGTGGCCACTGGTGCTGGTGGCCTTGAGCCGGAGGGCCAGGCAGCGGGCCGTGATCGTGTCGCTCATCGGCTTCTTGCGGATCTCGATGATGTGGGTGCGGATGCGGTCCGGGGTGGGAAGCTGGATGGGTTCTATGGCGGATGTCACGGCGCGGCCTCCAGGATCGCCAGGGCGCGCTCGGCGCGGTTGATGAGGGTGGATGCCTCGCAGACGCGGCCCACTGCGGCCAGAAGCCGCTCGATCAGAGTTCCCGGAAGGTGCGGCGGCTGGCAGCGACTGGGAGCACCGACCGTCGGGTCGGCTTTGGAGCCGATCAGGAGATCGGCGTTCCCAGGGGCCGGCGCGCTCGCGAGCCGGCTGCGCTGGCGCAGCTCGGCCGGCACCGCGGGGAGCTGCTTGCGGTACTGCTTGATGTAGTACCGCAGCATGTCCTCGGTCAGGCTCTTGGCCACGCAGGCCTGGCGACGCTCGGGGGTGTCGATCTGGGCCGCGGCGGCGGTGCCGTTCATCCCCGAAACGCGCAGCGTCCACCAGGTGGTGATGGCCTCGATGCGCGCCGCGATCGCGGCGTCCATCGTGGAGGCGGACGGCCGCTGAGTCGGCCGGGCGGCGCTGCGGGCCGCCATCCGGGCGCGCTGCTTGGCGTTCTCGACCAGCCGCTGGCAGGTCGGGCAGCGCTTCTGGACGTTGCTGGTGCGCTGGAACGCCAGGTGGCAGTCTTTGCAGGTAGCCTGCGGATTGAGGCGCGGCTGCTGCGGACGGCTGGTACTGGGAGCGCCGACCGTCTGGTCGGCTTCGGAGCCGATCGGGTGCTGCGCACGGCTGGTCTCGGCGCTCCCAGGAGCTCCCGCAGGTGGCGGCGATGCGGGGGCTGCCGCGGCTGGTAGGGGCGCTTCTACAAGCCCGCCGTCCGCAGGACCCTCCGCGCCTTCCGCGCCCTCGGCCAGGTCGCTCACCCACTGGCTTTTGGCCACGACCAGGCTCACCAGATCAGCGCGGCGCAGGTACTCGCCGTCGGACAGCACCAGGGTGCCGTTGGGCAGGACCTTATCCACCACCTGGACGCGGTCGGGCTCGCCCGCGACCATCGCCTTGGTGCGGTAGTGGATGCACTCGCCGGGGTTGACGCTGGCCAGATCGGAACCGGCCTTACCAGCCGTCTGCAAGACACGCTCGATGACGTGCGGCATATCCTTACCTCCCCAGGGTGGCGATCGACAGGTAGAGCATCACGCCGCCGATGACCAGGGCGTGGGCGAGGAGACTCAGGGCGATGTAGGGGATCCAGTGCCTGATCATGGGTCAGACTCCTTTCACGGGGGTGGCGCGCAGGGTTGTCAGCAGGCCGGTGACGACACGGGTGACGTAGTTACGGTCCTCGAGGGTAACCGTGTCGCAGGCATCGTCGAAGCAGCCCATGCCGAGCTGACACTCGAGCTCAGCGGCGATGGCCTCACGCATGGCGCCCTGCTTCTCCGCGATGAGCTGCAGTGCGCCCTTGTCGGTGATGGCGTCGGTCTTCTTGGCCTTCTTGCTCATGGTCAAGCTCTTTCCCCGTTGGCCTCGCGGTCCATGAGGACGCGCACCGCGCAATCGTGGCTGGTCGCACTCCACCGGCCGCGGGCGACACGGCGCAGCAGACAGGGGGTCGACATGCGGCGGCAGACGACGAGCCGGGCCTCGCTGGCGCTTCCATAGGCGATGGAGTCGGAGCGCCTGGAAGCAGGACTCCTGACGTCTCGCGGTAGGGCTTGCAGGCCCAGGATGGCGGCCAGGTTCTTGAGCTGTGTCAGGTTCACGCGATCCTCCTTTGGTGCTGCGCACGTCCAGTAGGGCCGTTGCCGACCTGCGGCATCGGCCGGTATTCGTTGCCCGCGGCGCCGGAGCCGCGGCTCATGATCTCCTGGCCGATCGGGCTCACCGGGTAGTAGCGCCTGCGGCCGGTGGCACGGTGCTCGATCAGGGCGGCGGCGGCAACCGGGCTGCCGGCGTCGGCCGGCCGGGCCTCGAGGCGAGCCAGGGCGGCGGCGACCACGGCGTCGCTCTCGCGCATCCTGGGCGAGTAGGGGTTATTGGGGTGCGTCGACTTGGCGGCGTAGTTGCACGAGTCCGGCGGCGTCCCGCCTGTGGCAGTACCCGCCGCGTGCAGCTTGCGCTGACGCGCCGCGCGCGCCGGGGCGAAGCTGTCGGTGTATCCCTGGGTCACGATCTCGGCCATGGTCAGCGGGCCTCCATGGGGGTATCTTTGGTGAGCCAACGGACGCAGTAAGTCATGAGGAGCGAACCGATGACAGTCCCGCTCAACATCGCGATCAACGTTCCGGACTCTCCCGCCGGCGTGGCAGCCACACTGGCCATCGTGTCCGGGGCAGTGGTCTGTACGTGGATGACAAAGAGGCGATGGAAGGACGCTAAACCAAACCCAAGGGCGGCCAGGGGCCAGCCCCAGCGACGCAGGCCGTGGAGCCAGCTCATCGCGTTCAGGCGCATTCTCGGACTGCTCTCTCTATCTGGGCTCTCCTGGCTGGGTATCCTCACCCTCCTCGATGGCCCGCACTCCTGGTGGCGATCGCTGCTGCTTGGGTTCGCGTTCTGGCCTGCGTTCATCCCCCTGGCATACGTCGCCGGCATGGTGGCGGCAGTGGATGCCCGTCGTGCAGACTCTGCAAAGGCAGATGGGTCTGAGTGACTCATACGCGCTTGATCCTTATAGAGGCAGGTCGTCGACCAGGTGGCGCAGGTCGCGGCTGGCGGCCGCCGCGGCGAGCTGCTCGTTGCGCTCCAGGGCGTCGTCGAGCCGGTCCAGGATGCCGAGCAGCGTGCCGCGAGTCACCGTGCGGCGGGACAGAGGGTCGTGCGGGTCCTGCGGCCGGCGGTCGCGGCCGAAGCAGTGGAACGAGCCGCATGGGCACCCGCGGTTCTGGCACTCCTTGCGCTCGCCGTTATGCAGGATGTGATCGCTTAGCGGGTGGCCGCAGGCGCAGCGGTCGCCGGGGAGTCCGGGTTCCTCGGCGGCCACCGGCAGTTCCGGGGTGGCTTCCATGTCGATCAGCGATCCCAGGTGCGCGACGGCGTCGCGTACCAACTCGGCATACGTAGCCAGCACTTCGAGGTGCTTCTTCTCGAGCTTGTGTAGGTCCCGTGCCATAGTGCCTCCGTTAGTTCCCGACCCGACGCAACATCTGGGCCGTGATGCCCAGCTTCTTCGCAAGGAAGGTGTCGACGCGACGGCTGCTCTTCTCTCCCTTGGCGACGCGGTAGAGAGTGCAGACGTGGACGCCGCATTCACTGGCCAGATCGGCCATGCGTAACCCCTGCAGGCGGGCCCGCCCGGTGACCAGGGCCTGTTTGCTGGGGTTTGACTTTTTTGCCATGTAGCTGTACCGTCTTGGTTATGGGGCTACTAATTCGCCCTGGGATAACGATACCAGCCGTCATCTAAAACAGCAAACGTAAAAAGCGAGAAAAACAGCAATGCCACCCTATAGCGAGGATCAACGACGGGAAATCGGTGCCCGGATCCGCAAGGTGCGCATGTCAGCCAATAACGGGAAGGGAATGTCCCTGGAGGAGATGGCAGAGTGCCTGGGTGTGTCGTTCAGCCATCTGAGTAAGGCGGAGGCCGGGATCAACGCGTTCTCCCCGCGGTTCGTGGAGAGTGTCGCCCGCGAGTTCGCCACTTCGATGGACTGGCTCTTGACCGGCGAGGGGCAGATGATGACGTGCGAGCTGAAACAGGAGAAAGACGGCTATGTGGTGCGAATGGTGGACCGAGTGTCGCCTGCGAGGATCGCTGAAATGATCCTGGATCCTACTCTGATCGAACAAGCTAAAGGAGTGTCGAAGATCCTGAACATCAACCTGCAAAAGGCTACGGAAATGGTCGTGACGCAGCGGCTGGCTGACCAGCTCGTAAAGACGTAGCCGCCGACCTGACGGCGAGCCCTGGCAATGCTGGGGCTTTTTTTGTGCCTGTATGGTTGCTTTTTTAGCCGCGCTGTGGTATCTGTAAAAGTATTGGCGCTCGCGCCCGAAAGGCGCAACGCCGGGTTCGGTGGGGTCCCGTGGCTGACGGGAGAGACAGATGCAGCAGCAGCGACCGGGGGGCGCGGTGGTGGAGCGGATGAGCGTGGCGGAGTTCCGCCATGCCATCCGCAATGGCCGTTTCTGCCCTGGCGATGCGGTGCTGTACTGGTACGGCCGGCAGACGCCGCTCTCGTGGGCGATCCGGCGGGTGCAGGTGCGGGCGCTGCGGGATCTGCTGGGCACGCAGAAGTGGGATCGGACGGATCTGACGGATCGGACGGATCGGACGGATCCCACGGAGCTCCAGGACTGGCAGGCCGAGGCGGAGCAGCGGATCGCGGACTGTGCCCGCTACACCCACGCCGGCATGCTGGTCGACGCGGAGATCTCGGCCGAGATGACCAGCCCGCGCGCTCGCCTGATCACCTGGGAGCGGCGGTTGCGGGTTGGGGATCGGCTGCTCGTGGTGCGGGTGCTGCGCACGGCTGGTAGTGCTGCGCACGGCGGGGACAGCGGGCTACGTGCAACGCAACTGATGATCGAGCAGGTTGCCAGCCGTACGCGCTACCCCTGGCGGGAGTTGCTGACGTACTGGTTCAGCTCGGTACCCCTCGCGATCGCGGCGGAACACTGGGCTGAGTTCTTTGAGGATCGCGAGCGCAACGTGTGCTCGGGCGCGATCTGGGATGCCTGGTGCTGCGCACGGCTGGTAGACGGCGTTACCGACGGCGACGCGATGCCTGAGAGCTGGTATCCAGGCCGGATGGCCCTGGATGAGCGGTACCTCCGCCGGGTGGCGGCGGTGACCATTGTGGATCCGTCGGATCTGTCGGATCTGTCGGATCGGACGGATCGGACGGATGCAACCCAGGAGACGACGATGAACTGCAGACGATCGGTTGCGGTGGTGGCGGTGCTGGTGTTTCTGGCCTTGGCAATGTCGGGCTGCCGGGGTGGGCTGTTCGGTGGGGCCGGGGCGGAAGCGGGGAAGCCGACGATCAAGCTCTATGAGGTGAACTTCGCCGCGGGTGCGAACTCGATCGCCATCATCGGCTCCGCCGGTACGCAGGCGCCGATGTACCAGGGCGCCGAGGCGGCGACGCCGGCGGGTGCGCCGCTCTCGATGGGCGTGGCGGGCGGACTGCCCGGTGCGGCGGCCAGCGAGAATGCCGGCGTCAACGGTGGTAAGTACGCGATGCAGACGATCAAGGATGGCACCAAGCGCCTGGCGGAAACCGATGCCTCGGCCGCGGCTCAACTGATGGCTGGCAATACGCAGAGCGCCGGCACGCAGACGCCGGCCCAGGTGCAGCGCCAAGGAACTGCGGCGCCGACATCTACGGTGACCGCCAACCCTGAGCACAATCCGGCTCTCCAGGTGAACCCGGCGACGGCGCTCACTGGACAGGGTACTGCCCAGGTGACGAACCCGACCAGCACTCTGGCCGGCGCCAGTTCGCAGCCGGGCGCGGTGACGGGGGGCTCCGGGACGGGTACGGCTACCTCGGGAGATCGGACGGATACGACGGATCGGACGGATCTGACGGGTGGCGAGACCGCGACCGCGGTAACCGCCAACGCGGATGGCACGAAGACGGTGACGACGGCCAGCGGCAAGACGCTGACAGGCAAAGCGATGGGACCTTTCCAGAGTGGCACGGAGGAGGTGTGGGTGCTGCTGCTGGCCGACGGAACGGCGGTGCGGTTGAACGCGACCGGGGCGAATGCCACGGCGCTCGGGCAGTAGTCTACCACCTGCTGCCCAGGGCAGCTCCGCCGCTGGCACGGCGGGGCGGCTCTGGTCAGCGGCTGCCGGGTAGCGCGTCCTGACCTAACGCGCGATCCTCCCTCCGACCCGGCAGCCGTTGACCAGAGTCTGACACCCAGAGGCCAGAGACAGTCGAGAGAGGCGGAGACCAGCGATATGCCGATCAGCCCCGATGCAATCATCAGCGCGACCTGCGGACTCGGCGGGGTCCTGGTCGGCTCCGGGATCGTGGCGCTGGTGATCAAGGGCAAGTTCGAGGCGGTGGAGACGCTGACGCGCGATCTGACGAAGCTGAAGGATGAGCGGGTCGCGGGCATCGAAGCGCGGATCAGCTCGTTCGAGTCGGGCTGCCAGATGAAGCACGACCGGCTCGCCTCGGCGCTGAACAAGGTGGAGCACATGGCGGCCAACCTCGACAACATGGTGGGCTGGACGAAGAAGCTGGACGCGAAGCTGGACCGCCTGGGCGAGGACGCCGCGAGCGCGCGGGCCACGGTGGCCGGGCAGGATAAGTGGCTGGGCAACCTCGACGCGGCGCACCAGGCGCACGTGCGGGATCGGGAGCTTCATCATGGCTGAGTCTTGCAGACGGCTGGTAAGGGGAGCGCAGCATCATGGCTGACAAACACACGCTGCGGCGGACGATCCTGGATGCGGTGCGGTCCTGCGAGCCCTGTGCGGCGCGCTTTAATGACCTGGTTCAGCACCCGGCGATCGAGATGAACCCGGCGATCACGACGGAGCTGCTGGTGCAGGAGTGCGGCGGGCTGGTGGACGCGGGCTACCTGGTGGATCTGATGCCGGGACGTGCGCCGCTCTTCCGGGTGACGCTGAAGGGTCGGCTGCAGGCCGACCGCGAGACGGACCTGGATGAGTACATCTGGGGCGAGTATGCGTCGCGGTTCGCGGCGACGGGACGGCTGTAAGGGATCGGACGGATCTGACAGATCTGACGGATAGGACGGACTGCAACAAGTGGCCATGCAACGAAACAGCATCGCGCGGCACCTGCCCTGGGAGATCCGGGAGCTGGTCTGCCGTATGCGTTTCGACGGCCAGGGGAACATGGCGATTGCGGCGGCGGTGCAGGCGGCCTGCACGGCGGCTGCAATCCCGGCGCCGCGGATCCACGGGACCTCGATCCTGGCCTACTGCAACAGCCGGGAGTACGGGGACTATGTGAAGGCCCGGCAGGGCTTCGATGCCCGCATGGCGCCGCGCAAGCTGGCGGCGAGCATGGTCAATGGCGGCCACGGGCCGCAGACGATGGCGGATCTGGCACTGCAGGCCGCGGCCGAGGGCCTGGTGGTGACTCTGGAGCAGGGCGGTCTGGAGCCCTCTGAGCAGGTGAAGGTGGCCCGCGCGGTGATGGACGTGCAGCGCACGCTCCTCGCCCGCCAGGCCGCCGTGGTGGATGGCCGGATTGCTGAGCTCGAGGAGAAGCACGCGGCCGAGTGCGCGCAGTTGCAGGCGGCGATCGCCGGCCGCGATGAGGCCATCGCCGACCTGAAGGCAGAGATCGAGCGGCTGAAGACGGGCGGCAAGGTGGACCTGAAGACGACCGCGGACCTGATGGACAAACTCCTGGGCGGATCATGACGCAGGCGCAGAACAAGGCAACCGACGGACGGACGCCGGCACAGGGCATCGACCCTCTGCTCGAACGGCTGTCCGCCTTGTCGCGCGACTACTTCATGGCCTTCCAGGTCAAGTGGATCCGGGACGACTCGCAGCTCAAACTCTACCCGAAGAGCCGCCGCATCGGCGTCACCTACGCCACCAGCTTCCGTGCCGTGATCAAGTGCATGCGCTTCGACGGCCTGGTGCAGTGGGTGAGCAGCAAAGACCTGGACCTGGCCCGCGAGTTCGTCGCTGTCTACGTGCGCAAGTGGTGCGAGTTGGCGAACATCGTCGCGTCCGGGCTCGGCTGCGAAGACGTGGTCGACCTCGGCCAGGACGAACGCGGCCAGGCGGTGACCGCCTTCCAGGTGCGCTTCCCCAACGGTTCGCGCATCGTCTCCCTCTCTTCCAACCCGCGCAAGTTTGCAGGCAAGGGCGGCGACATCCTCATCGATGAGATGGACCTGCACCAGGATCAGGCGCCGCTCTACGATATGGCTCTCCCCTGCATCGACTGGGGCGGCCAGTTGGAGATCGTCTCGGCCTACGATCCGGAGGGCTCAACGGAGACGGTCTTTGCGAAGCTGGTCGAGGAGGCCAAGCACGGCAACCCGAAAGGGTGGAGCCTGCACGAGACCACCATCCTCGATGCAGTCGCCCAGGGCATTGTGGAGAAGGTGAACGCCGAGGCGGCCAAGCGCGGGCGCAAGGCCGTCACCCGCGAGCAGTTCGTCGAGAGCAAGTACAAGCGCTGCCGCACGATCGACTCGCGCAACTCGCAGTATCTCTGCATCCCGGTCAACGCCGCGAATCTGATGGCCGTCCGGCCCCAGGACCTGGCGCACGCCAAGCAGGACTACCGCTGCGAGTATCGCCGCATTGAGGGCAATGCCCGCGCCGGCGACCGGGTCGACGCCAGTGTCGCCGAGATCTACAACGGGGGGATCTGGCTGGCGCTGCGCGAGGCCTTCCCGCTGGCGCGCTGGACCTTCGGCCTGGATATCGCCCGCACGGGGGACCTTACGAGTCTCTGGATCGATGCCTGGTTGGGCGAGATGGCGACCTGCGCCGCCGTCATCAACCTGCACGGCTGCAAGTTCGAGAGTCAGGAGCAGTTCGCCCGGTGCGCGATCCGGGAGCTGCGCGCCACCGGCCGCGGCGATGCGACGGGCCTGGGCATGCAGCTCTGCGAGAATCTGCAGCGCGATTACCCCGGCCAGTTTGAGGGGGTGAACTTCAGTGCCGCGAAGCGCGATCTCGGCACGCGGCTGGTGGAGGCATTCGAGGCCGGCTTCCAAGTGGTACCGCGCGAGCCGCTGTGCATCGCCGCCGACATCGCCTGCATCCGCAAGACGACATCGCAAGACGCGAAGAAGCTGGTCTTCGACGAGGGCGAGAACGAGCATGAGCCCGACAGCCACGCGGATATGGCCTGGGCCTGTGCCCTCTCGAAGCTGGCGGCGGCTCTGGCGGCCGGACCGGCCGAATGGTGCGGTCTGCCCGCTGTCGACGGCGGGGGCGACGATCTATCCAGCGGGTCCGGCGGGCGGCCGGGAATGCCGTGTCTTGAGCTTGCTGCCGGGGGGGCACGCTTCATATGAGTCGCAGGAGAGGTCATAGGACGCAGGGGACGCAGAGGACCCAGGGGACGGATGGGCCCCCGAACTTCTCGTTGATCTTCCCCAACGATACCAGCCGCGCGCAGCACCAGGATCCAGCTCTCCCGATGTCGCAGATGGATGCGGACTGGACCACGGCGCGGGCGCCGACGGGGCTGACGCCGGAGTCTCTTGCGGGGCAGCTCGATGACTTCTATGCCGGGCGCTTTGCGGATATCGCGCGCACCTGGGAGGTCCTGGAGCGGCGCGATGGCTCGTGCGCGGTCGGCCGCTCGAAGCGTCTGCACAAGATCGCCGGGGCGGCGCGGGATTGGGAGGTGGTCGCCTTCGATGACTCTTCCGAGGCTGAGGCGCAGGCGGAGTTCCTGCGCGGCTTCTACCGGCGGCTGCGGGCGGAGTCGGCCATCGACAGCTCGGACCGCGGCGGATTCGCGAAGACGGTGGAGTTCATCGCCGACGCCTGCGGCAAGCAGTACAGCATTCTGGCACGCAGCTATGCGGGCGAGGGCGAGGCGCTGAGCATCACGCTCAAGCACGTGCCGATGTGGTTCTTCCGACGCGAAAAGGGTGTGCTTGAGGTCTGCCTGACGGGCGCCATCCAGGGCGTGCCGCTGGACCCGTCGCAGTGGCTGGTGGCGAATGCCGGTCGCGGGGTGATGGAGGCTGCCTGCATTACAGCGCTCTGGAAGCGGCTGCCGGTGCGCCAGCTCGTCAACACGCTCGAGAAGTGGGGCCGGCCGCTGGTTTACGGGAAGACGACGGCGGAGCGCGGCAGCGCGGGCTGGGATCAGTTGATGGCGGCGCTGCAGGCGCTGATCGGCGGCTGGACGGGTGTCCTGGGCGGGGATGCGACCATCGAGCAGATCCAGGCGAAGCTGGAAACCTCGACGCTGCATATGCCCTGGATCGAGTACTGCAACCGGGAGATGACGACGCTGTGGCTGCACTCGCACCTGGGCACGACGGCGGTGAAGGATACGGGCTCCCTCGCCGGGGGCGCGCAGGCGGATGATACCGATGAGCTGATCGCCGCCGACTGCGTCTGGCTCACCGATGTGCTGCGCACGCAGCTCGATGCGGAGGCGCTGCGGCTCGGGATGGATGTGGCCGAACCGCTCGCCGGGATCCAGGTGCAGCTCCAGGCGGCCGCAGACGATACGGCGGACCTGGACCGCATCGAGCGCGGCGTGAAGCTGGGCGTCCCGATCAGCGTGAGCTTCTTCCGCGAACGCTTCAGCCTCCCGGAGCCCCAGGGCGATGAGGAGCTGCTGAAGGCGCCCGCGGCGCCCGCGAGTCCGTTCGGAATGGGCGCAGACGGGGGCCAGCCCCCGGAGCCCCCGCCGATGGGGCGCACCCCCTCGGGCACCCCGAACATGGGCGCACCGGCGGGCACGGCGGAGTACCGTCGCGCCGCCGCTGCGCCCGTGGGCCGCCCGCCTGCAGCGCCTGTGCCTGCGGTGCCGGCGCAGGCACTGCGGGCAGGGGCGAGTACGCCACGGGAGATGGGGAATGCCGCCGGAAGGCAGGCAACGGCCCGCCAGCAGGACGTTGACGGACTGGTTGCAGCGGCGCTGCAGCCGGTCGGCGCGGCCTATGCAGGGCTGCTGCAGCCGCTCCTGGAGAGCATTGCCGGGGTCACGAATCTGGCGCGCGCCGAGGATCTGGTCACTGGCTTTGCGGGCTCTCCGGAGGCCCGGCAGGCGCTGGCGGAACGGGTTGCTGAGGCGGTGTTTGCGGCGGCGATGATGGGCCTGGAGCCGGACCGTCCGGAGATCCCCGGTGCCGTCATCGGCGCCGGAGATCGGACGGATCTGACCGATCTCCCGAGCATGGCCAACGCCGCTGCAACCTATGAGCCGCTGCCGTTTGCCGAGGCGCGGGCGTTCTGGCAGGCCAAGCGGCTGGTGGCGGACTATGCCGATCTGGAGGCGCTGGATGCGACCTGGCTGCAGGCGCGGGCGCTGGGCTTCAAGGTGGCCGGGATCACCGAGCGCAGTGCGCTCTCGCTCATCAAGGATGAATTGGAGCGCGGCATTCGCGGCGAGGCGACGGTTTCCGAGCTCTCGACGATCCTGCGGGAGCGCTTCGAGCTCAATGCCAGGCACGCCGAGATCGTGGTGCGCACCAACATCCAGAGCGCCTACCAGTGGGGTCACTATCAGCAGATGACGGCGCCGCTGGTCGTGGAGATGCTGCCGATCTGGGCCTTCGTCGTCGTCAACGACGAGGCCACGAGCGATATCTGCCGGCCCCTCTACGGCCTCGCCTACCGCTACGACAACCCGATCTGGGACAGCCTCTACCCACCCAACCACTACAACTGCCGCACGACGGTGATGGCGATGACCGCCGAGGATGCCCTCGATCAGGGCTACCGGATCATGGAGCGTTGGCCGAGGGATCCGGAGACGGGCGCCGAGTTCATGCCGCAGCAGGGCTTCCAGGGCAACATCGGCAAGGTGGGTCTTGCAGACCTGGCGGACGGGGCCGCGGCGGAGATGCGGAATGCCAACCCGAACCACGACGAGGCGGGGCTGTTTGCGAGCGGGGATGGGGCGGGGGGTGGTAAGCCGTTGCGTGAGACGCGCGTCCCGGTGCGAGCGGGCGTGTTCACTCGGCTCGGAATCGAGCCAGGGAATGTCTTTGCGGACTACAGCCACCTGCAGAAGAAGCACCCTGAGTATTTCAAGACTCCCGAGGAAGCGCGATCACATGTCGAGCATGTGCTTGATAACCCGACAGAGGTCCTCCCTGGAAATGAGCCGGATCACCGTCTGCTGGTGCGCAGTAACGGGGGGCATAAGGCGGCCGCTCTGGAGATCGTGAAGCGCGGCGGGAAGTACCGGGTGAAATCAGCGATGGTCCTGACGGACGCGCAGATGACGATGAAAAGGCAAAACGCCGGCCTGGACGCAAACCCAGGGGTCTCGCGTGTAGATCCGGCATGACCGGAAACACCTTCGAGGCTGCTAAGGGTGCCTCGCGGCATCCCTCCGGCGTCAGGAATAACACTACCACTCGGCAGGAGTGAAGTCAAGAATGAAAACCGAGAACCATCCTCTGCAGACTGC